CTTTATCATACTTCTTGTAATCAATATCTCCGCATTTAAGGTGCTTCTTGATATTATTATATATGGTTTCCCACTCTTTTGAAAAAGTGTTTACACCAACAGCTGACTCAGCCAATTCAGGATGTTCCATCATGAAAGTGATAAGTGGAAGGAGGTACATCCTAATGACAATAGAAACGTGCCAATTGCTAGCAGTGAAAAACCTGGCAGGCTTACCCTTCTTACGAATTTCTATCTTGATACAACCTGTTCCCACAGGTCTAATGGGGATACCTAGTTCGTAATTAGATATTATCTGCCGTACTATCGCTTCATCTCGTGTATTCAAAGAATATTTCTTTGTTGTGGGATCGAAGATGAGACGCTGCTTCTTAGGGCAATTAGTGGGAAAACCAGTGGAAGTAGATACCTTCATACCTTTAATACCAGGTTTCCCATTAATGGCTTCATCAATTGTTAGTGGCTGCATAATAGATTCTCTAGTTAATAGAGGATTATTACGGAAACGATCTAAATAATTGTCTGCTGCTTTCCTAAGTTTGTCACGCGGTATACTACTATGAGCAGACCCCATGTCTCTGAGACCAACTTTAAATGGACCAGGAGGACCATCCTTAGAGCCTTTGACAAGAGGTGGGCCATAGTTGTCTACAGCAGGATAAACTTCTTTCACTGTATCAAAAAGAAGATCATTCTTGTAGACATCCTTAGGGTTTGGGGAAGCATTAGGAGTTTTATATGTTCCAATAGCTCTAATATTAATCTTTTCATGTGGTTCGAGATATGTATATGTAGATCTGACAGTATCTAGTGCCCTTAGTGGAGGGAATCCATGATTACGCCATGTATACATAGGACTAGGATCTGGAAGACTAGGTGTCTCGGGAAGAATCAAAGGATTGCAAGACCTGGAAAGCATATTGTTCAAGATCTCTCCAGTAACTAACGTGAAAAAGCTAAAATCTTTGTGAACGGCGTCACTTGGAGGTGTAGCGATAAGAATACCTGTAATTACACAAGCAGACACACTTATTAATGGACTTCCACACTGACCGCGTTCACCCCTTACAGGAATATACGAGGCATTGGGAACTTCTAAAACAGAATGAGGTCTACCCTTGAGATTGTGTCTAGCACCATTAAAGTATGAAAACTTTCCTATAGAAGTGGCTAACGTGGGTTCTGACACCTCGCTCGTGATAATAGGTGAGACACTAACAGAATGCTCTACAGAACAGAAAACTGCTCTAGATACAATCCTATCGTGAGGGAAAGGTTGTGCTTGAAAATATGGAAGTATTCCTTCAGGTTTAGAATCCCACTGAGGAATAGAGAAAATGAGTAAATCATGTTCAGTATCAGCTGTCATCCATTCCATTTTGATATGGGCATATGACTTCTTATAATGAACGAAGCATTCTCCGGGGAGGTTCACAGCATGAGAAATGGATAAGAACTTTCCACCACCTAAGTGGAGGCACATGTTCTTAGCCAATCCCGTTGGGGTTTCAGAAATAATGTAACCTACAGAATCTTTAATTTTCCTAAGGAAATCATCATAATGCGTTGATCGCTGTTTGTTAGACAAGACAGCTTTATCATCATAATTTGCCCATGAATGAAAGTTACCAGCTATAACAGGCGTAACAGTTTTCGAGGGCACCTCAGATTCAGTAGGTTTAGAACGAGTGACAGTGACAACGGCAGAGCCTAATAGAACTGCGCCTAAAATAGCAGTTCCATGAGATTTGATAAAAGAGGCTGTCTTTTGTAAACCAGTCACATACAGGCCATAGTTGCCAACTAAGTTCTGGTCACCTAATTTGAGAATGGCTTCTTCATCAACATCTATA